CTTCTTCCGTTCCATTCATCATCAGTTTGAGACCATCCTTAATCATCTGACGGCATGGTGCCGGTGTAGATGACTTGACTGCCTCAATACCCATCATCTTAAGTTTGGGTTCAGAATATTGAACTCCTTCACTGTTCCATACGTTGAGAATATATCGTTTCTTCGCAGTCCAGATACCACGTTCTGCGATATTCTCACGTTTCATAATCATTTTTTGTTCATATGCCTGAACGTAGTTCGCAAGGTTCTGATAAGACTGTTCGATGAATGGTTCCAGTTTGTCTTGACAGATCTTGTCAAGTAACGAAACAACTGCGTTTTTATCGTCAGATTTATTACTAAGAAATTTATTAACAAGAGGTCCAAGATTAAGATAGATTGAATCAGTGTCAGATGCGATGACATAATCCTCACCATCCGTTTGCAAAATCTTATTTAGAAATCCGTTCATCTTATTCTCAATCCAACGGATAGAGACTTGACCAGAAAGCGTAATCGCCTCCGCATTGGCCAGTTTATAGTACCTAAAATACTGATTACCAATAGCACCATATGCAGAGTTGAGTTGAATCTTGCGAGCCATCTGAATGTTATTGCATCTCGCAATCTCCTTCTCCAAGGTCTTAGTTGGAGTTTTTTCATAGTCTTGCTTCGCCTTAAGCATCTTCTTTTTGTAGATGGTTCGATCCTTATAGATCTTCTCCATCAGTTCTGGGAGGAACCCACGCACATCCTTCCGGTACATGGCACCATTGGCACATACCGCATTATCCTTATACATCTCAAATGTCAGTTCCTCATTGAGGATCTTATCGACCGTAACTGAAGGGTGTCGAGTATCCTGTAGGGTCTCTGGCGAGATGTTGTATTGCATAATAAGATGAGGGTAGAGAGAATTAAGGTCAAAAGACACCACCCAATCATACTTTCCCGGAATCGGTTCCTTAACATAAGCACCTGCGTATTTGGAATCTTTGTCTGAACGTTCTTTCGGTGGGATCACAATATCTCGTTTTTTGAGATAGTTGTAGATGATCGCATCCCACATACGAACTTGAAAGAATACATCATTATAGTTTACCTTAGCATCGTATGCCATAGTAATCGCAAGTTCAATCAGTTTCATCTTGTCTTCCATACGGTCAACAAGTTCTACGTCAATAATGTTATATTCTACAAACTTCTGCCACCCATTGGTATAGAAATCTTTAAAGGTATCAAACTCACTGTGGTCAAGTTTCTTCTGCCCTAGTTCCACACTCGCAATGTAATCCAGACGATAGGATTCTTGCGCTTTATAAGTGAACTTCTTATAAAGATTTAGGTAATCTAGTTGCGTGACTCCTCCAACATCATAAGAAATCTGTTTGCGACCCATGATAACGGTCTCACGTTCTGTCACCAAACCCCAAGGTGACATACGTTTCTTCAACTTCTCACCAAGGATTCTATCAATACGACGCACCAGATACGGCATATCATACAGTTCACTATTCCAACCAGTGACAACTTCGGGAGTATTCTCCTCAATCATCCACCAGTTGATAAAGTCTGTCAGAAGTTCATATTCAGTTCTGAATCCTTTGTAGGTAACATTCTTCTGGGTATTGTTAAATGAACCACGTCCCCATGTCCTAATCTGTTTTGTATTATAATCCTGAACGGTAATGAGCAGAACTTCCTCAGCAGCAGATTCTACATCAGGGAATCCGTTCTCTGATGCAACCTCAATATCAATCGTAGAGATTTTGATTTTACTGGTATCAAACTTAATCTCTTCTTCAGGATACATCTCAGAAATATACTGATAGATATATCGGTCATTTCCATAGACCTTGAAATTATCTACACCTTCATACCTACTGATAAAGTCTCTACAATCACGAACCGTTCCTGGTTCTACCGATTCGACATAATCTCCCTCAAGAGTTTTATACTTTGTTTTCTTATTTGATGGTAAGAAAAGAGTTGGATAAAACTTTTCTCTAGTTGCAAAGTGCCTACCGTTCTCATACCCACGGACGAGGAAGTGGTCCCCGACCATTTGAACATTGGTGTAAAATCTCATTAGTTGATTTTTTTCAAGTATTTGTCAAGTAAATCCTTATTAGGATCAGCAATAGTAATAATTTTATCAGAACTAATCATAAACTCAGTTTGATTAGTATTATCTGACATCCATCGAGAGAGATTTTGTTCCTCTACAAGTTCACAGGGATTGATTAGTTTACAATCAGGTTCTCCAATCTCAGCACCAATTTCTTCTATTTTACTCACTAAGATTTCTCTGTTCACCAGAACTATCAGTTTGATCATTGATCATTTCCTCGTAAAGTTTTTCAATTTCTGCGGCAGGACTTACTACGGTTACCAACCAATCATATCGTACAGGAATTTCTTCATCCATGGTGAAAGGAATCCAAGGACTAAATGAAATATTCATTTCATTATCCCCTCCCTCTTTAGGTTCCTCGGTCAAGAGTCCATATACAGGTGAAAGATTTACGGCATAAGGTTTCTTAAACAAATACCCACAAATTTTCTCTTCCTGAATCAGTTCTTTAATATCAGCAATAACTGATTCTCCAGATTTTAATAGTGCAATTTTAATAGACATAATCAGTATTTTCCTCAGATCATTATAGCAATAAAAAAGAGGGGTGTCAACTGGATTTTGCCAGTTTCCCCTCCGTCCATACGACGACGATATTCTCTATTATTTAGAGATAATCTTTTCGTTGATGATGCTCCGGAACAACCTTACCAAGCACAATACTCAGTAACCCATCCTCAAAGCTAACTGATCTAACTTCCGTTTCATCACTGAGGGTCCAAGATCTGGTGAAAGATCTTTGAGCCACTCCTCTGTGGACATATTCTGTTCCGGTCTCTTTGTCTTCTTTTTGTCCTTCGACAAAGAGTTTTCCGTCTTGTGTGTAGACATAGACTTCTTTCTTTTTGAATCCTGCTAATGCTAATTCCAGTCTCGATTCTACGTTACTAACCGTGACTAGATTGTATGGGGGATAATTACTCGTCGTCTCATGCAGCGTCGTGAGACGATCAAAATAATCTTCCATACCAATGCTGTTTCTATTTATAAGGTCTAGAAACTGATTCAAATTGGCAGCGTTGTACTTCATTAAACCTGTCATTGTACTTCTCCTTGTAAAGCGAGATTTGATTGTGTGGACCCCGAAGGCATCCTTTGCGTCAAAGGGGGAGATAAACCCCCTTTCCTCTGACATTACTAATTATACAACATATACAAAAAAACGGGGTGTGGAACCCCGTATCTTTTTATTCGGTTATCAGAAAAACTTGGTAGTTGCAAGTTGTCCAAGTGCAGGTTTCATTAAAGGATGAGCATTTGAAATAAATGTATTCCATCCTTTATCTTCAGATCCCTCAAAAGGAATAGCTGTTTTTTGCCTTCCACTGATCTTATATCTCTTGACTCTAATAAAATCATTATAACAGAATACAAATCTAGCTACAGCAGGTTCATTCCCTTTATAAAGACTGTTTCCTTTAACAAGATCAGTTTGTGTCAAATCTCTTGCATCAGGATCAACCATACTCATAAGACTTCCATACTCGGTGAAGTAAAACTTCATCATTAAATCGAAAGAATCAATGTTATTATCCTTATCAATTTTTGAAATGTATTCAGAAAATCCCTGTAAGAAAAGACATCCTGCTACAATAGCATTCCCCAAAAGTTCTTTTTCACAATTATTTTGTGTAAAAGTCGTTAAGTAACGAGTAACAGTTCCCTCTTCTGTAAGGTTAAGGGCAGTACTTAAATATGAATGGGAGTTAAGAATAAACTTTGCATTCTCCAAAGTTCCAGCAATACCAATACTAAATGGTTGTAGATAATTAAAAAGTTTTACTGCCCAATTTTCTTTAGATCTATACGCGGATCTAAACTTATGCTCAGTGTTTTGTGGATTACGTTTAGCAGCATCAACGTGATGATCTTTTGCTTCTAACTCAATAATTTGATCTTCAGTAGATTTGGGATCATGGAATTTTACATTGACCAGAAGTTCTACATTTTGATTAAGAGATACTGCATATGCTTCTGTAGTTCTGTGCCCACCTTGAGTGCTTACAAAGGTTCCATCTGGTCTTACATAACCAGAACCAGTCCCTGCTAATACATAAGAAAATGCACCCTCATCTTGAACATACCTCTCACAACGATTCAGATCAATTTCATATGGTCTGTTATATAGTGGAGAAGAATATACCATATTTGCTGGAACACGAGCTACGTATGTGCTTCTCCAGTCAAAATTTTCATCGTTCTTGTATTGATATACAAGATCTGAAAGTCTAGGAATATTGGGAGGAATTGATCCTACTATCGGAAATGTGGATAGTTTTTCTCGTCTTTTATCATCAACCCGTTTTTCATATAGGTCAATGATCTTAACAAGTTTCATGAGGTTCGTCATAAAAACTTTAGATAATTGAACATTGTAGAAGGAAAGGAATTACTCTTCCCTAACTACATTCATATTATAACTAATAACAAAAAAAGTGTCAAGCCCCTCTTTTTATTCGATTTCCTCTACTCTCGTCCAACCTTTATATGATTTTCTTGATTTTCCAGTTAGTCCCAAAAATCCACTATAAACTAATTTTTGCTCTTCACAGAATTTTTTTCTATTCTTAACTTCATAAATTATTCCTTCTGGACTCTTCACTTTTATTTTTAAATTATCCCATCTTTTTTCATGCTTTGGAATTGGTAATGTCCATCCATTAGAATTTCCTACATGCCCATTTAAAACGGCACTCACATCATTATAAGTCAAACCATGTTCCCTTGCAAATGCTCTCCTAGAATTTCCCTCATATATTTTCCCGTCTGGTCCTCTCAATTTAAAAGGAGGAGATTTTGGTTTTAGAGAACCACGAGCATCCATCTCTAACTCATAAGTAAGAGGATGTCCATATCTTGTCCACCCTTTATGATGATCTATCTTTCCAGATAAAAGTTGTAGAAATGGTCCAGATAGTCCATGCTCTCTCATGAACTCGGATGCATTCTTACCTTTATACTCTTTTCCATCTGGACTTACAACATGATATTCTACCGCACATCGCTCAATTATAGCTTGTTTAGATTTTTCTTTTGATTCTTTTGACCACATCCCCTTTCCTTCATCTCTCAACTTGTGAGATTTTTCTAAAGGAGTTAGAATTGTTGATGGGTCAACGTCAATATTTGTCCATCCTTTGTAACTGTCATATCTACCTCTAACTACTTCCCACAAAGTAGCACCATTCAAACCATGCTTTTTTGCAAAAGGATAGATGCCTTTAGCAGTATGAATTTTTCCATTTGGATCTCTTACCTGAAACTCTATTGACTTCGTTACCGCTCCCTTTAATTGAATAGCAACTCTTTCTTCATATGTGAGATTAGCAAGTGCATTTTTACCACTAGCATATCTTTCTTTAGCAACTTTAGAAAGTAATTTAGGATCTATGTTACCTCCTACGTTTTTATTGACACATTTTTCTTTTCCAAATTTTTCCCATCCCTCTCTAATGAAGAGTTTTTCTTTATCAGTTAAGTCTTTGTAGGAAATATCAGTGCTCTCGAAAAGAATATGTTTTTCTTTTTTCATCTCCCATAAATGCTCAATGACTTTACCAGGAGATCCCCAATAATTTACATCTTCCTCTGCAGGCACTTTTGATTTACGAGAACCAATATAAAATCTACCGTCCTCAAATTTTATTAAGTAAAGATAATAATAACTCATATAATTTTATTTAAAAAACTATCCAAAAAAGACCCCTGTCAAGGGGTCTGATATCATTCGGTTTCCTCTGTTCTCTTTTTCTTAGAACCAATGTTGTACTTGGTCTCAAGAATCCAGTCTTGCTTATCCTTGTATGCCAGAACTTTAATCTGATTCAGTGGAGCAATATCTTGTATTTTATCAGCACTAACGATGCTAATAAGGCCCCAATCAGCAAGTAATTGAGCAATACGATTACGTCTTTGAACATCGTTCAATGTCAGGTTTGCGTGTTTGCCATCAAGTGCAAACAGTTCTTTAAAATGCACTAGGAAATATCTTCCTTGCTTGTGCAGAATATGACAGGACTGATAGATTTTCTTTTCTTTCCTAGACGCAACTCCGATACGAGTTAAAGTCTCACGAACTTTCAAAAAGTCATCGGGTTCACTTAGAACCACTTCTACCATTTGATCCGGTGACCATTTCACTTCAGCTTCTCTAACAACACTCATTTCGATCCTCCAGTATCAAATTTAGATTTAATAAATGTAAGTTGTTCTTTGGTTAAGATCTTCAATGCTTGTTTTGCCTTTTCGTTACTATAACCATAGTAACGTTTAACATAATCAAGATCTTTAATCTTATCTTGTCGGAGCCAGGGAGAGAACCTCTTCTTTTTCCTCACAATATTTATAAAGAAGTCATATTGTAACTTTTTAGGAAGAAAATTATACTTATTCATCTCATTACAAAACATCAAAGTATCAAGATGTCCAGAGAAACAACGATTGATAATATAAGGAGGATATTCTTTTTCTAATGAGGGATCTTCATCAATCAAATGCTTCTTAGTTTGATTGATAGAGTTGAGCCAATCTTTCAGTTCAGTCATAAGTCAAGCATCAAACTTAAAATAATACTATTATCACTACCAGTAATATCGTAGTTAGTTACCAGAAGTTCCGTCTTTACATTATCCTGTGTATTCTTATCTCCACGATGAACCATTGAATACCGAAGTTTCCATTCTTTAATATAATAATCTTTGTATAGTTCTCTCAACCTCTCATTATCATTATAGGTAATCATGAATTTATGAGGACACTTATAAACATCCTCTGCAAATCTTTCATGATCAAATGACTTGTGCATTTGACGATCTTTACCGTAAAGAAAATCTTTGATATCGTAAGGAGGATCAAGGAATACAAAAGTATTCTCAGGTCCATCAGCATTCATTACTTCAGAGTAATCAATGTTAGTAATCTTCCAATTCTTAATTAGTTCAGAAAACTGAGCAAGTTTATCTGCACCAACCAGAGAGAAGTTAGAATTAGCAGCAGTGCGTGAGAAAGTGCTGTTCTCTGTCAGTCCAGAGTAACTACACTTATTCATAATGAAGAATGCAACTGCCTTCTGAAAGTCATCATAGGTATCAATTTCAGCAGCATACTGATTGAACAGATCTCTGGCAAACTGATCCTTCTCATCCTGTGTGCCACTCTCAAGCATCTTCTCTTTCTGCTCCCTAACACTCTCAGAGAGGTCTTGACCACGATCACGCAGTTGTATCCAGAAGTTATACAGAGGCACATACAGGTCATTGATCCAAACAGGAATGTCTGGATTTGCCTTAGTAACATCAATGGCAATAGAACCGCCACCAATAAATGGCTCACGATACTCAGTAATTACTTTCGGATACCATTGAGAAAGAGTCTTAATTGCTTTCGACTTCCCTCCCGGATATCTGAGTGGTGTTTTCAAAGACTTCAGAGATTTCATAATTAGCAGGATTGTATTTCAAAAATTCCCAGAAGGTCAACTTCATTTCCTTCTCGGTCATACCACAGTGCTTTGCGGCAGTAGGTAAATTCATTGTAGCACGAAACAATGCTTGATTTGCTTCTTCTACATTTTCTGGAGTAGTCTTTACTCTTGGTACTATTAATTTAGATCTATCAATACCCATCAGTACCTCAGTGCACGAGAAAGTCCTTGAGTAAGATTAATTACACTTTCTGCCATCACACGATATCCAGTTCCAACATAAAGTTGTCCTAGAACTACAGAGACAGTGGCAGTTCCCCAGAAGATATAGTAAAACCTTGATTTTACTTGTGCTCTAATTTTCTTTTTCATTTAGTTTCAAACTCCTTGATCAATCTTTCAACTTGTTTTTTATCAGTTCCACAGGGAGCATTCTTCAGGCAAAGAAGAATACAATCCCTATCTGAAATGAGAGGTTTTTGTGTCCATACAATTTTATCACTCATTGCTCTGCTGCTGCAATCCAATGCGTGTATGGTTTCTGATCTGACATCTTACCATTTTCATAAGTAGACGAGGGACCATAATCCTTGTAGTCCTTGTAACCAACCTGTGCTCCTTTGGTTCTTTGTAGTGCTGGCATAAAAGCAATGAAGAAGAACACACCAGGTGCTCCTACAATCAGTGCTGCTCCAAATACATATCCCGCAAGGAATTCTGCAATCGTATGATTAGCAGCCCAGGCAAATTCGGTTTGTGTCAAAAGTTCAATCATCAGAATCCTTTTCCTTTACTTTTTTTCTTTTTAAGATGGTTTTTCATATCCGTTTTTGATTCGGAAAGAATCTCTTTCAACCCTTCTTCATCATAGTGATCACAGAGTTGAAGCATACGGTCTAGAGCATATTGAAATTGAGAACCCTTATTCATTTTACTGAGTAGATGATGTGCCACATCATATCTCAGTTCTTCAAGTTCGTTCTCAGTCATTTTTTCTTCAATACAAATTTACCAGAGAACTCTTCCACATGTAAGTGTTCAGGTTCAAGTGGCCATCCACTATCTTTCATAGTTTCATATCTATACCTATAATAATCCATAAGTTCAGAACATTCTGTATGTTCGATACCCTCATGAATTATATCAGATTTGAATCTGATACTATAGAGTCCAGTTTTACTATTGTAAATTTCAGAGTTCACTTGAATTCACACTCCACCATAATTTCGGTCAAACATGCAAGCAAGTTTATCTCCTGGTCTGCCACAAATGCAGACTGATACTGATACTTAGCAATAACAAGCACAGCAGCAGGAATGCTATTGTTTTCAAGGGAAACATAACAAGCATCGTAAATACGACGCAACAATACAGTAGTATCATTGTCCATATTAGAAACCACCCACTTCCGAACTTCCGAGAAGTTCTTCTCTTTAAGGTTCTTAACGAGTTCATTGACGGCAACATCAGAAAAAGTAGCAAGAATACCGGAGTCAATTTTACCACTAACAGAGTATCTTTGACACTCATTCAATACACGTCTCCAGTCAGGAAAGTGCTTATTAACAAGTTCTACCAGGACCTTGTTATCATATTCAATACCTTCTGTATCCAAGATTTGTTGGAGACGTTTGAAGAAGGATGCTGCGATTCCTTGTCTTTCTTTTCCTTTGATTCCAAACTCAACGACGGCACATCGGGAATGGAGGGGTTCAAGGATTTTGTTTTTGTAGTTGCAGGTAAAGATGAATCTGCAATTACCAGCGAACTCCTCAATAAACGCCCGTAGGAGGAGTTGTACATCGTTGGATGTGTTGTCAGCTTCATCAATGATAATGACTTTGTGTTTAGAATTTGACGTAAGCGATACGGTCGAAGCAAAGTTTTTCGCATTATTTCTGACGGTATCAAGGAATCGTCCTTCATCGGATCCGTTGATGACATAAACATCTACTCCAAGTTCGTTACAGAGTGCCTTTGCTACTGTTGTTTTACCAATACCTGGAGGACCGGCAAGTAGCATATTAGGAATCTCTCCTTTATCTAGGAAAGATTGAAAGGTTTTTTTAGTTGCCTCAGGGAGGATACATTCTTCAATTGTCTTTGGTCGATATTTCTCGACCCAGATAAAATCACTCATAGTCATTCCAAAGGTCTTTCAAATTCACGAGAAACAATATCAGTTGCCTTCAATTGTTCTTTCATATATTCTACACCCTTTTCAGGTGTAGATTTGTCACCGCAAGTAAAAACATCACACACTGCCATGTTTTTTTCAGGCCAGGTGTGAATACTAATGTGACTTTCGGCAAGCATAGCAATACTTGTAACACCTTGAGGGTCAAACTTATATGCACTCAAATCCAGGAGAGTAGAGTTACACTCTTTAGATGTCCTGTGCATAAGTTTCCTAATGAACTCCAAATCATCAAGGAGTTCAGAAGGACAACCTTTAAGGGTAAAAAGTATGTGTCTCATCAACCGAAAGTAGAATCAGGTTCCAGTGCAATGTAATACTTGAGATTATGCTGAGTATTAGTGAACTCTGAAAGAAGTTTAGAAGAAACTACAACATCATAGGCACCAGGAATAATCTTGATGTTTTCTACCTTGAAGTTGAATGAGAACTCTTTATCAGTTTCACCAACTACAATGGCATATTCGTTAGAGGTATCATTCTTCTTATCACGAACAACCAGTTTAATTACACCATTCTCACCAATGGCAGACATATCAGGCAGTTGATATACTGCTGCTGCCTTTGTCAACTTCTCAAGGGTTACACTATCCAACTGGAAACAAACATCCTGAGTAGGGAGAGTAATCTCCTTTTCTGGTGGGGCAATGATTACGTTAGGATCGGCAAAGAAATACTTTACACGACGTTTGCCTTCCTTAATACTCAGATAAGTATCTTGATTAAAGTCAAGATCAGGATCTTGGTGAAGACTCAAACCATTCAGGAACTGATTCAGATCATAGATGGCAAAGTCACGAGGGAACTCTTCCTTGATTTCTGCTTCGGCAAGAATGTTCTTTGCGACAGAAATGGTGCGAAGTTTGTTACCTTCCTTCACAAGAATAGAGTTATTGATTCCAGCAAAGTTCTTAAGAATAGCAAGGGCGTTGTCAGAGAGTTTCATGTTATTGGAGTGGAGTTTCATTGGTTGTAGGTTTCACGTTGTGCATTCTTGTCGTTGAAGTACATAAGAAGTACAGCATAATGCAAGATCTTCATAATGTCACGACGTGCGGTGCCTTTCTTATCGTAACGAGAGGCATACTTAAGGATATTGGATCGGCAGAAAGATTCGCCATCACCACACGCTTCAATCAAATCAAGTGTTTGAATTTTATCATCACCAGCAGAGTAGTGCTGATTGTATGTGCCAGTAATGTAATCTTTCAGTTCCTTGAGGATTTCTTCCTCATTATACTTGTATCGGTTTTTGTTACTCATATCAGGGTTGTTAATCAAGTATTCATAATCACTATGTCCCCATGGGCGCATACCATCATCAAGTCTATCCATTTTCAAAATTTCATCGTAGAGCATGGACCATGAATTAGTCATAATTTATTATATCAAGAGAATGTTTGAACGTCAACTGTGTCCTGAACAGGCATTTGGAAATCAGCATCGACCTTATCATAGAGTTCCATGAATGCTTGCTTGGTTTCATCATCAAAACGATTGACGCAAACTTGAATTGCCTTTGCTTTATCACCAAAGATATTGTGGGCACGGATGATGTGAACCAAACGACGGGTGCTAATGATTTCATCAATACCACCATCATAGAAGGTCTTACGGATAATGTCTGCCCAATCAACCAGACGGGTGCAGAAGTCAGTGTCCTCAGAAAGTTTCATCAAGATATTCTTCTCCTGTGCAGGGGTCGGATATGCCTGCTCAAGGGTCACTGGGAATCGTTCGAGGAAGGCTTCATTGAGCACGTTAGTTCCAATGAATCGTCCGTCGTCGCTACCTTTACCTTTAGTGTTTGCTGTGGCGATGACGTTGAATCCACTTGCAGGATCAACTCGTCGTCCGATCTTTTTAAGGAAAACTCCCTTTCCTTCAAGGATAGATTGGAGACAGAGAATTTTGTTACTAGCGAGGTCGATCTCATCAAGGAGCAGGATAGCACCTCGTTCGAGTGCTTCAATGACTGGGCCATTGTGCCAGACGGTGTTACCATCAACAAGGCGGAAACCACCAATAAGGTCATCTTCATCGGTTTCAATAGTAATGTTTACACGGATAAGTTCTCTACCCAGTTGAGCACACGCTTGTTCAACCGAGAAAGTTTTACCATTACCGGAGAGTCCAGTAATGAACGTTGGATAGAATAAACGGGACTGAATAATTTTTTTAATGTCACCGAAATTGCCAAACTTGACGAAGGTATCATCTTTTAGAGGAATAAGGTTTTGTGCTACAGCAGGCATGGCAGGAGGTGCCTGATAAGTTTGCTCAAGTTTTTCTTGAATAGTCAGATTCCACTTACCACGACCAGACTTGAATTCGGTCAACTTTTTAGTGATCGTTTGATAGTTGCAATCATTCATTGCACACCATGCTTTGATCTCGGCAGAAGTGATAGACTCTCCATATGTATCTTGGAGAGAGTTGACAATGCCTTCTTTAGAGAGACCCATTAGTTGTTTTGTTTAACTGAAGTCATTATACAAGAAAAAAGAGGTCTTGCGACCTCTCGGTGGACAGTTCAAGAATCGGACACACCCAGATAATCTTCCAATTCTTTAATCAATCTCTTTCTAGAGTGCCTTTTATCTAACTCAATACCTACAGTTCTACCATAGGCTTCAAGTTCATTACTATTCATATCTTTAATAGAAAGATCTGCCTCCAAAGCAACTTCAACATCATCAGACACAACTTCTTCTACAGGAGTAGGTTCTACTTCTACAGGATCTGGTGGTGTTGATGGTTGTGGTTTTCCAATCATCCTACCGAACATTGACATTTTTAAAACCTCCGTATGTAAAAATATTTATCAGGCAACAAGTTCAATAAACTCGTTCAAAATCTTCTTGTTCATTTTCTTGTTTTTCAGACTCTTCATAAATGATTTCTTAATTTGAGTTTTAGAAGCAGATTCTCCAACTTCAAATTCAGATTCATTGCCGAGAGCAGTTGCAGAAAGTGCAATATAAGAATGATAACCAGAATTTTTGATGGAGAATGACCTTTGCTTCTTCCATTCAATCTGCAGTTTTTCCATTTTAGAATGCTCGTCATAATCATAATAACGACGAATAAATGTATTTGCATCACGACCTTCAAGAACACGAATACCGATAAAGTTGGTATCTGTAAATTTGTCTCTCAAGTTTGTAAGAAGAGTGTCTGTAATTTCACCCCAATTTCCATTGAGAGAATAAGTATTTCCGGTCTTACGGTCACGCAAGAAGCAGTTATATCCAATACTACCGAGACCGATAAAAGGTTCGTGCTCCCAGTGACGTTGAATTTCACGATGGTACTTGGGGCAATATCCCTCACCATCAGTCAGCACAACACACTGAACTTTCTCAACACCATTAGTTTTCTTAAATTGAGGAATGATTTGATGAAGACTAACCATTGCTTCATTAAGAGGAGTTCCTGAAAGACCCATTCCAACAGGAATAGGATACATTGCATAACGACTGAAGTAATATCCAAGTCGGAAGATATTTTTCATCTGCTGCTCCAGAACCTTACCACTTACATTATGTGTCAGGATATTCATGAGTGAAAAATATTCACCAACGTGCATT